CCGGCTTTTGCCCACCGGGTAGGAGTTGATAGGTGTATGCTGTCATGGACAAGCAAAGAAAACCTATTCGTCCCCATGTATTACATGGAGAACGAACCAAGACTTGTATGGTCTTGTTCGGTACCGCTCACGCTTATCGAGTCCCTTTCAATAGGGGCCGAAACCACGCTAGGCGGCCGCATCTGGGATAAAACCCGGTCACCCATTTCGGTTCTGCTCATTGAGCCACCGAAGTAGGTTACGGGGATAGTGAAGGAAGGAATATACCCCTTGGGTAAGATACCCTCCACTTCACTTCTTCGAACATACCGTTCTTCACGGTGAGGTCCATTCCTCATCGTCAAGAGACGAGCCATGACCTCGTTACTATGAATTTCCATAGTAGAGAGGTCGAATAGCACGCCCTGTGCACGAGCCACAGCTCTCATACGACCTTCGTATGAGAGCTGTTTCTTATTTAGCACAGACGGTCCATTAAAAGCTTTAATGGCAACAGCAATCTTCTGCGACACAATGTCCAGAGATGCTACTGTCATAAAGTCGTCTCTAATGTTCTTATGGGTAGCCGTGTACGACACGCTTCCAAAGACAGATAGAGATTCTTCGTTAACCTCTTTAACGACCTCCGCATAACTCAATGAGTGGATGCGAAGATCGTTAAGTTTGATTTCCGAATTCTCGCCGTCGAGAACTATACCTCGGACTTTCCTTGAATTTCCAGAGGTGTTAGCAATCCGTACGGCCTTTTCACTTATGCTGGCAATGCAATGTTGCATTTGGGGGCTTAGTAAGCCCTCAAGGTAAGGTGGAGTGGTAATACCACGTCCACCGTATACTTGCGGAACATAAGTTCGATAATCCTTAAGGTAGGATGTTGGAAACCAACGTCCTAGGCCTAGTTTCTGTAGTAATACTATAGAGTAGACCCAATGCAAATCTGCCGCTTGCCAAGATAGTATCTCGGTAAGTGCTTTTGCTTTGCCCGGAAAAGGATTTGTTTCCTCGAACACTTCTGGTCCTGTTTTCCGCCTATCAGACAGGAAACGGATCGGTATGTGGTCGAGTTTAAACTTCGGAAGCTGGACACCCGCCTTCGCCATCACATCTTGTTGACGAATTGCGTAGCGTGGTCCCGGTTTCGGAAGTAGAAGAAAGTCTTGGCAATAGTGCGCTCCCACGTTGGAGAT